TGGGCTGTTAATGAACTTATTAAGAAGGCCCTTACTTGCGAGTTACCAAGGCCAAGGGTTGCGTTTGTGGCACCTACTTTTACGCAAGCAAAGCGTATTGCTTGGGATTATGTAAAGTATTATGCAGGCGTTATACCAGGCGTTAAGTTTAATGAGACTGAACTTCGGGTGGACTTTCCTAACGGCGGTAGATTGATGCTGTTGTCTGCGGAAAACCCTGACTCCCTTCGCGGCATTTATTTAGATATGTGTGCGTTTGATGAGTTTGGGATGCAGAATCCAAGGGTATGGGGGGAGGTTGTAAGACCGGCACTGTCTGACAGAGAGGGGGCGGCTGTATTTTTAGGCACTCCAGCGGGTCATAATCATTTTTTTGATTTGCTAGAAACAGCTAGGAAGCAGGAGGAGGAGGGTTCTGACCAGTGGTATCATAAGATAGTGAAGGCTAGTGAGAGTGGGTTAGTAAAGCCTGATGAATTAAAAGCTGCCCAAACACAGATGACACCGGAACAATATGAACAGGAGTATGAGTGTTCGTTTACCGCTGCCATCATTGGCGCTTACTATGGCAAGTTATTGGCAGATGCAGAGGATAATGGTAGGATAACAAGGGTGCCTTATGACCCTGCTTATCCTGTGCATACTGCTTGGGATTTAGGTATTAATGACAGTACAGCCATTTGGTTTGCTCAGATTTTCCGTGGCGGGGCTGTTAATGTTATTGATTACTACGAAAATAGCGGTGTTGGCTTAGACCATTACGCGGATGTTCTTAATAAGAAGGATTACAATTACGGCGACCATTTAGCGCCGCATGATATTGAGGTGAGAGAGTTAGGGTCGGGCAAGTCTAGGTTAGAAACGGCGTATACTTTGGGTATTAAATTTCGCGTCATTCCTAAGATGAAAGTTGCTGATGGCATAAATGCTGCGCGTATGTTATTACCTAAGTGCCACTTTGATAGGGATAAGTGTACTGAAGGCTTGGAAATGTTAAGGCAATACAGGCAAGAGTATGATGAACGCAAGAAAACTTTTCGTGACCAGCCGCGACATGATTTTACATCACATTCAGCAGATGCGTTTAGGTATCTTGCTGTTGGTATGGAAAATAGAACAAACTATACAAAGCCACCCCAGCAAATAACCATGAGCGAATACAACCCATTTGCATTATAAGGAGACACTTATGAGTTTTTTAAGACCCAAATCAACACCGCCGCCGCCACCACCGCCACTACCACCAGTTGTAGACGAGGCAAAGGCTGCAACTTTAGCTGAAGAAGAAGTGCAAACACAGCGCCGCAAGCGCAGAGGCAGAGGCTCTACGATTGTTGCTGGTGCCTTGGGTGATTCAGCCGCACCTGGACAACCGCCCACTTTAATGGGGTAAGACATGCAAGATTACGTTAAAGGACTTGTTAAGCGTTTTGATTATATTAAGGCGCGGCGAGATAACTGGGATACGCATTACCAAGAGTTAGGCGATTACATGCTGCCGAGAAAGGCAGATATTGTAAAGAAGCGTTCTCGCGGCGAAAAGCGTATGGAACAAATCTTTGATGGCACTGCTTTGCAAGCCGTAGACCTTTTATCAGCGTCTTTGCATGGTATGCTAACAAGTGGGGCCTCTCCCTGGTTCCACTTAGATGTCAAAGATACAGAGTTAAACCGCGATGATGAGGTGCGCGAGTGGTTGCAAGACACTAGCACCCGCATGATGAGGGCCTTTAACCAGTCTAACTTTGAAACAGAAGTGCATGAGATGTACGTTGACTTGGTTGTGTTTGGCACAGGCTGTATGTTTGTCGAGATGGACAAGGGCCATTTGCGGTGCAGCACCAGACATATATCTGAGTTCTATGTACAAGAAGACCAATATGGAATAGTAGACACGGTATTTAGGCAGTATTCTATTACTGCCGTGTCTGCTGTCCAAAGGTTTGGCATAGACGGTGTTAGTGAACACATCAAACGTGTTTATGAGAAAACGCCGGATGAAACCGTTGACATTCTGCACTGTGTCACTCCCCGATTAGAGCGCGACACAAGCAAAGCAGATAACAAAAACATGCCGTTTATGTCTGTATACATTTGTGTAAAGACCAAGATGGCTATGTCAGAAGGTGGTTTTGAAGAACTGCCTTATGTTGTGCCTCGGTTCTTAAAAGCTACTGGCGAGGTCATGGGTAGAAGCCCTGCAATGGTTGCGTTACCAGACGTTAAGATGTTGAATTTAATGTCTAAAACTATTATTCAGGCATCTCAAAAGATGATAGACCCGCCTTTATTAGTTCCTGACGATGGCTTCTTGTTGCCTATTAGAACGCAACCTGGAGGCCTAAACTTCTATCGCGCTGGCTCAAGAGACACAATTACGCCACTAAACACGGGTGCTAACATTCCTATTGGGTTGTCTATGGAAGACCAGCGCAGGCAGTCTATCCGTTCTGCTTTTTATGTTGACCAGTTGCTTGTCGGCGGCTCACCTAACATGACAGCAACAGAAGTAATCCAACGCCAAGAAGAACGCATGAGAGTCATTGGCCCTGTTCTTGGAAGGTTGATGAATGAAATGTTGCGCCCTTTAATAGACAGGGTGTTTGCTTTGATGGTTAGAGAAAACTTGTTAATGCCTGCCCCTGAAATACTGCAAGGGCAAGATGTAGACATAGAATATGTATCACCTCTAGCTAGGGCGCAGAAATCTAGTAGTCTTAACAATACGTTAAAGGCATTGGAAGTGTTGATGCCACTAGCGCAGTCACTGCCTGTTGGCGACCACATCGACCCAGATGGATTGGTGCGGCACATTACTGAAGCGCTTGGAGTGCCAAAAACCACACTAAAATCCCAGCGTGAAGTGAACCAAGTTAGGCAAGAACGTGCTGAACAACAACAAGCTATGGCAGAACGTGAAGAACTATCACGCGATGTTGCTGACGGTGCGCAGGCTGCACAGGCAGTTAGGATGGTTGGCAAGTGAACAAGGACATAGAAAAACTAAAGTTTATGTACCAAGCAGCCTTTAAGGAAGAAGGCGGTAAAAAAGTTCTTGCTGATTTAGAGGCTAGGTGTAATTACCGTGCTTCTAGCTATGTGGCTGGCGATGCCAATGCCACAGCATTTGAGGAGGGAAAACGTGCTGTTATCCTTCATATCCACAATATGATGAAAGAGGAGTAATTATGTCTTTGGAAAACACCGAACAGGTAGCCCAGCCGGAAGCTGCGCCAGCGATGGAAACCCCATCCGAGGTAGCGTCAGGCGGGTCTGGTAACGAGTTTTTAAACATGATACCGGAAGAACTGCGGGGGCATCCTAGCATCTCGCCTATTAAAGATGTTGAAAACCTAGCCCGTTCCTATGTGAACGCGCAGAAATTAATTGGTGCAGACAAGATTGCTATGCCAGTTAATCCAACAGATGAGGACTTGGACAGAATTTATGGTCGTCTTGGTCGTCCAGACACACCGCAAGACTATGGCATTGCCGCTGATGGTTCTGTAGTTACAGAGGAAGTAGCTAAAGAATACTCGGATATTGCGCACAAACTGCGCCTTACGCCCGACCAAGCCCAGGGTGTTTTGGAATATTACCGTAGCACTGTAGAAAAATCAGGTGCTGCAACATTGGAGATGGCTGAGGCTGCTAGGGAAGAAACAGTTTCTTCTTTAAAGCAAGAGTGGGGTCGCGCTTTTGACCAAAAAGTAGAAGCCGCTGCTAACGCAGCAAGACAATTTGGCAATCCAGAGATGTTTGACATTACTTTGCAGGACGGTTCCAAACTAGGCGATAACCCTGAGTTTATTAAAGCATTTGCAAAAATTGCAGATTTCAGGCAATCTGTGACCAGTGAAGACACTGTTGCAGATATGTCACAGTCAAGTGTAATGACACCAGCCTCTGCGCAAGCAGAGATTGACGCGATTATGAATGATAAAAGCCACGCTTATTGGGATAGAAAAAACCCTATAGGCCGTGAAAAAGCCGTAAAGAAAGTTGCGGATTTAATGAGCCAGATACATGGATGAGTTAGATTACCGTTCATTAAGGCTTGAAGTTTTGAGAACTGCGTTAGAGTTTGGTACGCAGAGAGATGTAGTGAATCCTGACCACCTCTTTGAGAAATACTGGGAAGTGGTCATGCAGGGTAGCGGTGAAAGCCGTCCTAAAGACAATCGGAAAGACGATAGCTTGATGGTAGCTAAAAAACCTAGAAGTGTCCGTAAGGGTAGCGCATCGCAATTAATGTAACTTAAACCGTGAAAACAATGGAGACATGATATGTCATCACAAATCACCACGGGCTTTGTACAACAATATTCTGCGAACGTGCAGATGCTATCACAACAGATGGGTTCTCGTCTTCGTGATGCGGTGCGTATTGAGAATGTTATTGGAAAAAATGCCTTTATTGACCAGATTGGTGTAGCGACAGCGCAGCTTCGTACATCAAGAAATGCCGACACGCCTCAGATTGATACCCCACATGGGCGTAGACGTTTGAGCCTTGCTGACTATGAGTATGCTGACCTGATTGACGACCAAGATAAGGTTCGTATGCTTATTGACCCCACCTCATCATATGCCCAAGCCGCCGCGGCTGCTATGGGTCGTGCGATGGATGATGTCATCATTGCCGCTGCAACAGGTACAGCCTCAACAGGTGAAACTGGTAGTGGTTCAGCAAGCCTAGATGCAACTGCCAACTCTGTTGGTTCAGCATCATCAAACGATGGACTAACTGTTGCAAAGCTAACTGAAGCAAAGCGTAAGTTAGACCTAGCAGACGTTGACCCTTCTATCCCACGTTACATTGCAGTTGGCCCAAAGCAGATTGAAGATTTGCTTGGAACAACTCAGGTAACTTCATCAGACTTCAACACCGTTAAGGCGTTGGTATCTGGAGATGTGGATACATTCATGGGCTTCCGCTTTATCATGTCGAACCGCTTGGCTGTTTCTGCCACAGATGTTCGCACATGTTTTGTGTGGGCTGAGGATGGTCTTACTTTAGGTATGGGCAAAGACATTTCTGCCCGTATTGATGAGCGTTCAGACAAAGGTTACGCAACCCAGGTTTACTATTGCATGAGCATCGGTGCGGTGCGCATGGAAGAGAACAAGGTTTGCCAAATCTTCTGTGACGAAACCCCTGACTAGGAGCTAAAAGATGACTACTAAAAACTCAGACTTAGTAGCGAATCTTGAGGCATCCCCTCAAGTCGCTAACGATGCCCAGGAACTACACGGCGTAATCCGTGTGGCTCAGGGAAACGTAGC